ATTATTTTATCTTTTAAATAGTGTATGTTTAAACATCTACACTATACCATCCTGTAACTATATATTTTTCATATTTCTTTGAAATTTGTCCTTTATGTGTATGTGTAAAATCAGTAGGCCATATTAATGTTAAACCTTTTTTTGCTGGCACAGTTAAATTTTGATATTTAAACATAGTTCCCCCATCAGGAACATCATTTAGAAATGTCATGAATACTAAAACTCTATCTAATTCTGCTCCTCTCTCAAAATGCCAATTTTTATAGCCTCCTCCTGGTTTGTAATATTGTAGATTATAATCTTTATTAATATTAAATTTAGGAAATCCATCTACGGCTTCATATTTTTTTATATATTCATTTAAACAAAGTTGTAATTGATATCTATATTCATCAAAAGGGGATTCTAAAAAATTATGTGGTATATGAAGATCTAAAGAATCTTTAACTTTTTTATCTACTTTAATTTTTTCTCCAACATATATGTTTCCTTTTACTTTATATTTAATAGGAGTTTTTTTATAAAATTTAATAATTTTATTACATGTTTTTTCATCTATAAACCAACCTCCTATAAAACTATCAAAAGGTATATTATAATTTTTAACTGTCATAAATACCTAATGATAATATAATTCTTGGGTCTAATCCTATTGCAGTATGTATTGTGTTTTTAGGTATGTGGAGTAAATCACCTTTTTCTAAAATAACCTCTTTATATCCTACTTTGTACAATGTTCTTCCGTAGCAGCTTAATATATAGACATCGTATTCATCTTTGTGTGTTGTACTTCTTGTCCCCATTACCCAAGACATAAAATATCTAGTTCGTATTTTTTTTGTTTTTTATTACAGTGTTTTTTAAGTTGATCATATACATATTTAAATTTTTCATTTTTATCAACATTTCTTATTTGAATTACAGACTGCATTATATTGTCATTCTGCCAAAGCCCACTGAATAATGATAGATGAGAGTCTGTATCTAATGCATTAGATACAAAATTAAAATCAATAGTATTTTTAAATTTTATTTTTTTACGTATAAGTTCCATTCTAAATCTTTTAATAAATCATCAAAATTAACATCTGTTAATTGTTTTATTTTCATGTAGTTATTTAATTCTTCTACATCTAATATTACCCAGTTTTCTGTAGTTTCAAAAACCATTTTATCTGCTTTGCTTTTAAAATAACCAGTTTTTTCATAATGATTTTCTTCTGTTTTAATTATATTGGATAAATCAAATTTAAATATATTATTAGAATTACCCTTTAACATTCCTTCAAGGTGCCAACCTTCGAATTTTTTAGGATATTTAATTTTTTTTAAGTATTTTTTGAATTTTTTTTGCATCAACTTGTTCAAATTCGCTATTAAAAACAATTACAGTTTTTCTTTTATTATTATTATTTTCTAATGAACAGTGAGGTATAAAAGCGGGAGTCATAATAATATCTCCTTCTTCTACTTCTAAGTCATTAATTATTTTTTTATTGTAAATATCAAAAAAATTTGTTTGATATTTTTTATTGGGTAATTCTAAATAATAGACAGAAGAAAAATTTACACCTGCATGATTGTGCCATTTATGAAAACCTTTTCTGTATTGTTGAAACCAACCGTTTTTTACACTCCATTTATTACAATACATTTTATTACATATTTTTTTCATGTAAGGTTTTAGTAAAGTATAAAAAAAATCTAAATATTCTCTTTTATAATTTTTAGATAAAAACCAATCACTGTTATCAACATCATTAACTTTTTGTTTAGGTAATTTATTAATTTTTCTTAATAAAATATTTTTGAATTTATCATGCTCTTTGAATTTAGTTTTTATATAAAAACTATTCATTGAATGAAAACTAATCATTTATTTTTTAAACCAATTAGGTGCTTCTATAAAATTATATTGTTTTTTTTCTTGTTCTTCTTGTCTAAACCAACCAGATAAACCCACGTGAGGTCTATCGTCAAATACAGAAGCATTTTTAGTTTTTTTATTATAATGTAAAAATACCTGTGCGCACATCTCTCCTGTAAAAGGTTCCCTCCAATGTTCTAAATCACAACCTTTGTACATCAACATTTCCCCTGATTTTAAATTTACCTTTACTCCTTTTTGATTTACTTTACCCGAAGGTTCTATAAAAATAGGCCATCTATCTCCGCCTAAATGAAGAGTAGTTGAAATTTCACATGATTTTCTGTCCTTGTGTCTTTTAAGAATATCTCCTTTTTTATATATTCTTGCGTATGAATAAGTTGGAACTAGTTTCATACCAGATTCTTTTTCCATTTTTGGAAGAAGACCTAATAGTAAAGTTTCTATAGCTATATCAGAATAGTGTGAATATGTATTTGGTACTTGTTTATCATTCCATACTCCAAAATCTTCTTGAAAAGGAGATATATATCTACTGTTTAACATAGTTATATTTACTTGCCTTTTCATACAAAAATAATCAGTTATAAAATGAGCTAAGTTTTCTGGGATTGCTTTTTTAACTACTTTATATTTTTTCTTTAAAAAACTCATTACTATATATAATTTATATTAACTGTTATTCTTGTTTTACAATTACTACAACTAGAGCTTTTATGTTCAATACTAGGGTCAAACAGAACAACTCTATTTTCTTTCGGTATTACCTTTTTATTAGATTCTTTAAAAAAAGTAAACCCATTATTATTGTTGATATATAATAAACATCCTTTGTGTTTATATGGTAAGTCAACATGAAAATTATTATATACTGATTTATTAACTCTCGTATGTAAGTTTCCTTTTATTCTAATTAAACTTTTTATTTCTAGTTTATTTAATAAATTTTTCCATATACCAAAAAAATCACTTTGTGGTTTATAATTATTATAAAAACTGTGATTAAAATAAAATTTATTTTTATCCTTTTTATCTGAAACATAGTCATGATAAAACCATGGAAAACTATCACTCGTAAGTAATAGTTTAATATTATCAAATTCTTCTTTGTCTAAGAAATTATCTATTATTTGTATGGCCATCCTATATTCCAAACTACTAAACTTTTTCTACATCCTTTTTTTAATTTTGTAACTCTATGCCAAACCCACGATGGAAAAACAACAACTGATCCCTTAGAAAGTTTACCCATGGTTGATATTTTTCTAGGAGCGTCAGGATGAAGATCTCTATAATCAAATTGTAAATCTCCTCCTTCGTATTCATTCTCATCAGATAAACAAACAGTAACACTTAATTTTCTTACCTTACCTTTTTTAGGTCCTTCGTCTTTATAAGGAGCTGGCCAAGAATCACAATGCCAGTCATAATAACCTCCTTTATTATATATTGTATATTGACATGTTTCAGAAAAATCCCACTGGTAATTCCAACCCGCCTCTGAATTAGCTATATTTATAAAAGGTTGTATTTCTTTAATGACCCAATAATCATTCATCCATACAATATTTGATTTTCTTAACTTATATAATTTTTTTATTTCTTTTTCACTTAAAGGGTTTTTAATAAAATCTCTTTCTTTAATATCTCCAGTTGTTCCTATTATTTCTTCGTTTTTTCTTATATCTCCATACTTAATAATATCATCACAAATTCTCTCAGGTAAACCTTTTTTAAAAACCCAGCAATAGTTATGGTGATTCATTTAAACTAAATTATAAGCAACAGTTAAATACGTGTTTGTTTTTTCAGAAATATTTCTAGTAAAAAAATATTTTAATGTAGATGGAAAGATAATATATTCATTATTTTTTAATGTAATTTGAAAAAATCTTTCCTTTAATCTTTTATTTGGATATTCTATTACTAATATTTGTGAATTATTTTCTACTTCAATTCCATAGATACATGTGTAATCAGGAGAATTTTCTAAATTATGTTCATTAATTAAATTTTTTGTGATAGAACTTTCTTTTTGTTTAAAGACGCTTCCAAAATGGAATAAGTTATTTACAGATTGTTTATGTTTTAAAAAAAAATTTTCTACTATATATCTATCTAACATGATAAAAGCTTTACTTTCTTTCATTGCAAAATCATAGGGATTACCTACTAGATATGTGTTTTCAATAAAATCATCTTCAATTATAGAAGATAATAAATTTGATTTTAATTGATCTCTATTTATTTCAAAATATTTTGGCATTTCTACTGTTCCAAAATATATATCTATTTCCGATAGTACTTCTTTTTTCATTTCAAAATGATAATACTATTATTATATTATATTGTCAAATTTCTAGTAAACTGTAATGTCAACCCAACCAGTAGAGTTGTCCGCTTGATATGCATCTTCATCCCAGTTATAAATATGTGAAACAGTTATATTATCTGACCTAGTGTATGTTGTTTTAGGTTTCGGTATAGGTGCTTCCCATAATCCTGTAGTAATATTTAAAGTATAACTTGGAAAAGGTTGAGGTTCATGAAATATATTATTTGTTGGGTCCCATATATGTCCAATACTTGGATAGTTTCCTCTGAATGGAGTTCCTCCAGTTCTATGTGTTCCGCCTACGGTATTATAAGAACATTTAATCCATTGAGCTGCAGGCCAACTATCGTGTGTTTCTAAATGATTTTGACCTTCAGCTTCTGTAGTAG